AGCGTATATTGGGCTAATTGGTGGAGAGTTTACGGATTAGGCGAAATAGGAATGTTAGAAGGCGTTATATTTAGTAATTGGAAAACTATTGATATACTACCTAAAGAAGCGAATTTAATAGGTATTGGATTAGACTTTGGTTACACGAACGATCCAACTGCAATAATTGAAATATACAATTACAACGGCACCAGGATAATAAACGAATTGAAGTATCAAACGGGAATGTTAAATAGCGATATTGCAAACGTACTACCGAAACACGTACCCGTTTACGCTGATTCAAGCGAGCCTAAAAGCATTGAAGAAATAAAACGCTACGGAATAACAATTAAAGGCGTTACAAAGGGCAAGGATTCAATAAACTACGGAATAGATGTTATGCAACGTAATGAATATTTAGTTACTTCAAATAGCACCAATCTAATTAAAGAACTTCGAGCGTATTGTTGGGACACGGATAAGCAAGGCACACGCCTAAACAAACCAATTGACACGAATAATCACGGTATTGATGCGCTGCGTTATCATGAAATGGAAACGTTAGGAATGAATTCTAACTACGGTAAGTATCACATTTGGTAAATAAATAATATTTCGCACCCGTTCAAGTATGCAAATAGTGTGAATTATATTTACAAACTACAAAAACACGAATTAAAAGTTAATATATAGAATGAAAACAGAAATTGTAATACCTACTTCATTAAGTGAAATACCGTTAAAGAGTTATCAGGAATTTATGCGGGTAGTTGAAAAGTCGAACGACGAAGAATTTATAGGTCAAAAGACTATCGAGATATTTTGCGGCTTAAAAATGAAAGACGTAGTTAAGGTAAAATGGAGTGACGTAAAAGAGTTAACCGTACATTTAAACGAAATATTCAAAGCAAAGCCTAAATTTCAAGCTACGTTTAAAATTCAAGACACTGAATTCGGGTTTATTCCTAATTTAGAAGATATGAGTTTCGGAGAATACATTGATTTAGAAAGTAATATTTCTAATGTTGAAACTTTTCACAAAGCGATGGCGGTAATGTACAGGCCTATCACAAAGAAACACAAAGAGCGTTACGAAGTATTTGAATACACGGGAACGGATGAATTTTCGGAGCTAATGAAATACGCACCGTTAAATGTTGTCATGGGCGCAACGGTTTTTTTTTCGAGTTTAGGAAACGACTTAGTTCAACATACGCTTACTTATTTGGAGAGCCAGATGAAGACGAACAAGAAGTTAATGACTACAGCGAAAGAGCGCAATTTAATAAAAGATGGGGATGGTATAATTCAATCTATGCAATTGCTCAGGGTGACCTTACAAAATTTGATGAAGTTACCGGACTGGGAGTTCGAAAGTGTCTTACATGGCTTACCTACGAAAAGCAAAAACGAGAAATAGAAGAAAGAGAAATTAAAAGAATGACAAAAAATGGCTAATTATTACACGATACTTGACACGCTAAAAAGCAATTTAGATAACGATCCGTTTATTAACACGGTAACGCAAGGAGATATTTTTGCGGTTGACTTGGCTAAACAAACTATTTTTCCGTTGTGCCACATTATAGTTAACAACGCAACGTTTGAAAGCAATATAATTCGTTTTAACGTAAGCATTATGGCGATGGATATTGTGAACAAGTCAAAAGACGAAGACACGAATATATTTGACGGTAACGACAACGAGATTTACGTACTTAATACAATGTTAGCGGTATTGAATAGGCTATACGAAGAACTACGTAGAGGGGACTTATTTACTGATGCTTTTCAAGTAGACGGCAACCCTACATTAGAAGCCTTCGCTGAAAGGTTCGAGAATTATTTAGCTGGCTGGACTATGACTTTCGATATTTTAGTTCCTAATGAAATGACCGTTTGTTAATGAGTGAAAGATTAAAGGCGCTTGAAAAGTTTCGTGATTTAGTAGTAGCTGAAGCGAAAGCTAATTTACAAAGGATGGGTAAAAATTCAAGCGGTAAATTAAGCAATTCAATACAAGGCGAAGTAAAGGAAATGCCTAATTCAATAGGTATTTATTTTGAGATGGAACCGTACGGTAACTTTCAGGATAAAGGGGTTGACGGTAAACGAGTAAAATACGGTTCGCCATATTCGTACAAGGATAAAATGCCGCCACCAAGTAAGCTGGATAAGTGGATAGTTCGTAAAGGTATAGCACCACGTAATAACGGTAAATTTGCTGCGCGTTCTGTTTCTGCTGCGGGGTTTAAAAAGAGTATTCAATTCTTAATTGCACGAAGTATTTATTTCAAAGGAATAAAACCGAGCCTATTTTTTACTAAGCCATTTGAAGCCGCCTACAAAACACTACCTGACACGTTAATAGATAAGTACGGTTTAGACGCCGAAAAGCTTTTAAACGAAATATTAGACACAAATTTAAAGACTAAAAAATGAGTATTTTCGCACGTTCACCATATATAGTAGAAATTTCCGAAACGGGACAAGACGGTTCAAAGGTTGAATTGTTTATCTGGAACACGGGTTCGACGCCAGCTTTACCTCAATACACTTTGAGTAAATTAATACCCGCTTCAAACAACGTAAAGACGTACTACAATTTAAGCCCGTATATTCGCGAGTACATAACTTGGAATACAAGACAAGAAATATATAACACTTTTCCCGCAAGTAATACTTCGCAGCATTGCAAAGTTCAAATTAAACGCTACAAATTAGACAGCGGAACGTACACGCTTTTAGACACTACGAATTTATTTGCGTTTGACGGTTTCGGGTGGTACGAACAAGGATACAATCCGAGTTTGACGTACGACATATTACACGACGAAGGAACGTTTTTTTATTATTACAACGGTTCAAGCCCCGCCGTTTTTTCAAGTTTACGAGCGGGTCACATAATGGTTCGTACGGGTACGGGCTACCAAGCTAAATACACGAACCTTGCGACGGCTGCGACTGTAACACAAGCCTTAACAAATAGTACGGTAGTTGATGTACCACGCGTTTATTTCGGTAGTGGTTCATATTATGCTGGAGGAAACAAGTTAGAAATTTTAGACGGTAGTAATAACGTGCTTTGGACTGCATATTTTAAGCCTTACGAGCTTTGTAGGTATACGCCTGTTTTATGCGACTTCGTAAATAAGTATGGATGCTGGCAAAGAACGTATTTTTTCGCTGCGAGTAACGACGTCTTCAGCGTTGAAAACACGGAATACAATTTAATGCAAAGCACATTCCCGAATTACAATACTTTAGAAGGTCAAAGAAAAACGTTTAACACAACGGCGAAACGTAGCATTAAAGTAAATACTGACTGGGTAACTGAAAGCTACAATGATTTACTTGAACAACTGATGGCAAGCGAAAGAATATTACTAAATAGTTTACCCGCTAAAATTAACACGAAGCAAACCGAGTTATTTAAAAACATAAATCAAAAAATGATTAACTATTCTTTAGAGTTTGACTTTGCCTTTAATGCAATAAATAACGTAATATGAGGCAAGTACAAGTTTATATTGAAGGACAAAAGATTGAACTATTTGAAGACGAACAAATTAACGTTACTTCAAGCGTTCAAAATATTAACGATATTTCAAAAGTATTTACGGACTTTTCACAAAGCTTTACCGTACCCGCTTCGACTGTTAACAATAGAATATTCAAACATTTTTACCAGTCCGATATTGGTGACCCGTTAGACCCTACGACGTTATTCGATTACAATATAAGAAGGAGCGCATTAATAGAAATTGACTTAACTACTTTTAGACGTGGTAAAATATCAATTGAAAAGGCGAATATAAAAAACGGTTTACCTGAAAACTATCAAATAACTTTTTACGGTGAAATACGAACGCTCAAAGATTTATTCGGCGAAGATAAATTAAACTTATTAGATTTAAGCGGTTTAGAGTTTGCGTTTACTGCGAATAACATTTACGACCGTATAACGGACTTAACAACTACTTACGATGTTCGTTATCCTTTAATTGCAAGTAACCGAGTTTGGGAATACAGACAAGGTACTGAAGACGTAACTACTAATTCAAAAGCAATACGCTACGATGAATTATTTCCAGCGGTAAAAATTAATAGATTATTTCAAGCTATTCAAAACGATTACGGGATTACTTTTACAGGAAACTTTTTAAGCGACCCGAGATTTACTGAAGTATTTTTATACGCCAAAAACACGAACGATTACGCTTGGATAAGTGAAGCTCAAAACGTAACAATAAACGCCATTACTTCAACGATAGGCAACTTAAGTATAACTGGTGGAATAAACGTAACTACGGATTCAATAGATATAGTAAACGAAGATACTACTGGATTACTTGCTGCAACGCACAGTTATAATATGTATATAAGTGCAAAAAGTGCTTTAGGAACGGTTTATTTAGACGTATACCAAGACGGTAATTTATTTCAAACTTTGACCCGTGACAGCGTAGGGTTTTTTACTTTGTGTACCCTTCAAGACACGGTAGGATGCGACACGAATATAACTTTTAAAATTCGTACTACTGCTTCAATGACACTCGATTTAGTTTTGTTTTATGAATACAAGTTTGTAATTGGTGCGTCTTTGGTTAATTTTGCACAATCGGCAAGCGTTGACCAAGTTGTTATAAATGGTAACGTAAGCGTAAATTCTACTTTGCCAGATATGAAAGTTAGCGACTTCTTTTCGGGCGTGTTAAAAGAGTTTAATTGTACTTGCGTAGCTACTGATGTAAACACTTTTGAAATACTACCTTTAGAAGATTGGTACGGACAAGGCGCTATCGTAGATATTACGCAATACACGGATATAGATTCTATTGATATTGAACGAATTAAGTTGTATAAAAAAATAGCTTTCAAATATCAACAAAGTGAGTCATTCGTAAACAAGAACTACTTCAAAGCAAATAGCCTGCAATACGGTGACGTTGAATATCAATATAGCTACGACGGTGACGAGTATATTATAGAAGCTCCTTTTGAGAATTTATTATTTTCCCGCTCAATACATTCTTCAGGTGACTATGCTATATTCGGTTACACACTAAACGAAAGCTTAAACGCATACACGCCGAAGCCTGTATTACTTTATTTGTACGGTGAAAGCAACGATTTAAGTTCGCACCCTATTAAATTCTTTACTGGTTCTACGCATTTGAATATTGATTCATTTGCTTTATTCGGGCAAGACCTAACTTATCAAAACACGAAATATAGTTTAAATTTTGGTGCTGATAATTCCGTTATTCATTTAGAAACAATTCAAGACGGTTTATTCGCTGAATATTATAGCGCATATTTGTTTAGCTTGTTCAACCTTAAGAATAGATTAGTTCACGTAAAGACGAATTTACCCGTTTCTTTACTTACAAATCTACAATTAAACGATCGTCTTATTATAAGAGATAAACGCTATATAATAAACGAAATGAAAAGCAACTTAAGTACGGGACAAGTTGACTTTAGTTTGTATTTAGACTTTCGACCAATTACAAGCGGAAAACCGTACGTACCGAGTTTTGAAGCACAATGTTTAAATATTCCGATTAAGTGGGTAAACGGTGCGGTAAGTGCTACAATTACAACAACCTTTGGCGGTGTTACAATTACGCCGAGTACGATAACAAGTAGCGAAACAATTGTAGTATGTATTCCTGAAAACACGAATTCACCGCAAAACATATTAGCCGAAAACACGGATAGCTTAATTACTGAAGAATTTCAAAACTTAATAACGGAAAATTCGGCAACGCAAGTAATTATTTTAACGGTAACCTACACAATGGGCGACGGTAGTACGGTAGTAAACACAATTCAAATATTACAACAATGATACAACTAATTTTAGAACTACTTAAAAGCGATGATTTTTTCGGAGTAAGTGAAATTGTAGACGTGGCAAAAGGAAAACACGAACTAACAGACGATATTAAAAAAGTTTATAATCAAAAAAAGCGTAAACAATGGCAGAAAAACGGACAATAGAATTAGAAATACAAGACAATAGTAAAACTTTAAAACAACAGTACAAAGAAGCCGTAAAGGAACTACAAAACATGGTGGCTGCGTACGGTGAAATGTCCGACGAAGCTATTAACGCCGCTAAACGTGCTGCTGATTTAAAAGACCAAATAGAGGATACTAACGACTTAATGAAAAGCTTTAAGGGCGAAGGAACATTTATCGCTATGGGTCAAGCTATGAGTTCTGTTGCAAGTGGTTTTAGTGCAATCGAGGGTGGTCTTGCTTTAGTTGGTGTTGAGTCTGAAAAAATTCAAGAAACGATGCTTCGTGTTCAGGCTGCTATGGCGCTGGCACAAGGTTTAGAAGGTTTAGAAGATGCTGGAAGGGCGTTCGCTCTTTTAGGCACAAAGGCAAAAGTTGCATTACAAGGAATTAAAACGGAAATAATAGCAACGGGTATCGGTGTTTTTGTAGTTGCTTTAGGTACAGCCGTTGCATACTGGGACGATATAAAAGAAGCTGTAACAGGTGTTTCAGCAGAACAAA